GATTTCTCGGCAAACGTCTTTGCCAACTGGAATCCATCAAGCATTACAAGCGGAGTCTTCAATCTTACATGGGACGGCTGCACGGCCCTCACCGCTCAATCGGTCGAGAACATACTGACCTCCATTAACGCATCTGGCAAATACGCAACGTCTACCGGAGCATCTGGTGGCACTGCTTTGGGTGACGCTGGCATCGACATCGACTACAATACAGCCACTGGCTCACTCAGTGCCGCGACGAACGCCGCAATCGACAGTCTAATCGGCAAAGGCTGGCAAGTGTTTATCAACGGCGTCTTGACGATTCCTAACGTGTTGACCTTAGCTCCCGCAGCCGCTTACAGTCTCCGTTCGTTCGACGCTGACGCTGACCCGGATGTTGTTAATGTTCGACGTTCAAGCGACAACGCAACGAGCAACTTCAAGGCATCCGAGGTTAGCGATGGGACGCTTGTGGCTTTCGTAGGCGCAGGCAACGACGGCCACGTCACCACATGGTATGACCAAGGCGGCACGAATAACGCAGCACAGGCCACGGCATCAAGCCAGCCTAAGATTGTCGATGGTGGCGTGTTGGTGACTGAGGGCGGTTTGCCTTCTATTAACTTCCCAACTGAGGTTTCAAACTTGAGCCTTGACCATAGTGACATCTACGGCCAAGCGAATCTTGATTCGTATTACGTGACAAAGACGACTGGAGGCTCGGTTGCAACTTACCACTATCTTTATCCCTCGTTAGTAACTAATGGGGATGTTTATGGGATGGTGGCAACCGCAGGTAGCTCGTCTACCAATACTTCTGACAATTATGGTTCACCGACTTACTATGCTAACGGAACTCAAATCACGGGGACAACAAGGGGTCATATTTACACAGCTACCTCTGGCGGTCAGAAACTAGTTGCCCACATTGGTGCGAATACAACTGATTCAAGGTGGGGAACTGCCAGCATGAACTTTGGTAATTACATCAACCATAGTAATTTTGGTTACACCGGCAAACTCCAAGAGATGATATTCTTCAACACTGACCAAAGCGCAAACCGCACAGGCATTGAGGCTAACATCAACGACACTTACACCATCTACTAGTTATGTATTATACATCACAAGACAAAGAGACACTCGACGCTTACAACGCAAAGATTGTTACTGGCGAAAACTATGATGGCACTACAACAGTTCTATGGGCTAATGTGGTTGAGCATCACGAAGGTGGTATGTTTGCAATTCTTAAGCACAACGGTTACCAGCTCATCGACGGCGAAGAAGATGCCCCTACAGTTGACTCTATCTCCGACTTCTTTCCACCCTTAGAAGACCTTAACTAATGACAGACGAAACTCATCGCTTCTTTAGGTTCAGCAACGAAGCTTCCTACGAGACACTCACGACCGCTGGTAACACCGCAAGGAACCTCCCTGACGACAACGGAACTGAACGGTGGTTGGCACTTTGGGATAACACTTTCTTAGACCCAGAGACATCTAGTGACCGACTCTATTGTGTTAAGCGCAGTGGTATACTGGAATCAGACGATTTTGACCTAGACGGCATCGAAGAAATCAACCTTGAGACTTACCTACAACGCCTAAGCTGGGAGCCGCCTGTCGAAGAAGACCTTGAGCTTCTTGATGAACTAGAACTACCTGACTAATGGAAGACCAAGAACCACTTACAGACATTGAGCAATCCCGCGCTGACACTGGGTTTCGATACTATGTCGTCCAACCCGATGTCTACACAGGACTTGTTGCAGCCGTAGACTCTGACCGGGGCTATCCTAACAAACAAGGCACTACGCTCACTGGGTTGCCGCCTGTTGAAAGCCTTGCAGAAGCCACTGACGACTCAGGGCGACTCATAGCCATCGACTGCTGGAGATTCACATCTAACGACGATGCGATGCTAGAAGATGCCGAGGGTGTCCAAGAGCTTACTCAGTTAGAGTTCTTGTCGATTAAGCCAGAGCCAGAAAACGAGATGGAGTAATGAACAACCATCATTTAACACACCCGATCACAGGAATGATTGCTAGCTCATGGTCAGCAATTTCTGCCTATTTTGACTATTTTGAAATGGCTGTTGGATTCATCTCGGCAGTTATAGCCCTTATGATCGGAATACTTTCCCTGATAAACCAATGGCGGAGGTTTAAAAAAGGCGAATGATGAAGCTTTTGACAGCATCGCTTCAAGCCTATATCGCTTACACAAACTTAAAACTGAGGAGATATATTGATGACCTGGAAGACGAAATTGATAAGCTGGCTAGCGTTGGTGATGCTGCTTCCGTCTTGCGGATCGAACGTCTCTCAAAAAGAATTAAACGCGAGCAGCTACGATCCTCCGGTGATAACTCTGACTGATGGCCGGCTTTATACATTTCAAGAGGTTTCGATGATCGGTAGAGGCCAGAAGTATTATAGCCAGTATGTCTGGCAACGGGCATTAATTACCGGACAGAAATGAAATCAATATTTGAAAAGCTAATAGCTATCTTCTCGCGCAAACCAAAGCCGAGGATCAAGAAAGTATTGATTTGCGTGGGCCACTCTAGAATGGGCGATAAAGGCGCTGTGAGCCGAGGCAACGTCAGTGAGTGGGCTTATAATCAATACGTTGCTGAGAAGCTACGAGAGAAGCTTATAGAGCGTTCTATATCATCAACAGTGATTTCCGAGACTCCATTTAAAGGGTATCACAAATCTTGTTCGTATTTATCTGAGCAGTCTTGGGGTTACGATTGCGTAATTGAGCTGCATTTTAATTCTCATACGGCAAGCGCAAATGGATTTGAGTATCTCTATTGCGCCGGCAGCGAAAAAGGTAAAAAGCTAGCAGAGTCATTTCGTAAAATCCACTCGGAGGTTGTGCCAGGACAGAAAGATAGAGGGGTCAAGGCAATTAGCCAAGGGGGTAGAGGCTACAGGTTCTTATCCAAAACTAAACCACCGGCGGCTATATTGGAGCCGTTTTTCGGCAGCAATGCTAAGGAGTGGGTGTTGTTTGACGGCATGGAGTCGGAGCTAGCTCAGATCTACTGCGATGCTCTAGTCGATTATTTGGCGTAAAAAAGCGGAGTGTTTCTTGCATAAGTCCTCCAAAAACGGCGTAGTTGTTGCATAGCTACGCCAAAAACGGGGTAGTTGTTGCATAGTTACCCCAGAGCGGGGTAGTTGTTGCATAACTACCCCAATATTTCGTCTGTAAAATAAAGAACCACAGCACCTAATTAAAATAATTTAAGAAATATATTTGACTGGTTTCTATTTTTCGCTAGGTTTAATTTATCAGCAAGAGCTGACCTAAAAGATGAAACTAATACAAGTTGACCAAAAAACACATCAGGCACTTAAGGTGCTTGCCGTCACAAAGGGAGTAAGCCTCAAAGACTTAGTCCAGAACCTGCTTAGCAAAGCATTGAAAGGAGCAAGAAAATGAAAGAAGTAATGCTGGGAGCGGCGATCTTTCTTAGCCTTTCCACACTCGTTATGTGGGTGTTTGCTAGCTCGCGAGCAGTTGAGAAGGCTAGAATTCAAGAGATGGCTCACAAGCTGTATCTTCGTCCGAACTTTGAGCTTCTTGAAATTAAGGAGCTTCTGATCGGAGGATACTATGAGCTAGACGAATACGAAATAAACGAGCGGATTGAGGCGATTAATATCGCTTTAAACGCAAAACAAAGGACATACTAATGGACATTTACGAAGAGGGTAAAAAGTCAGCTTTAATCAAAGAAGCTGAGCGAAAAGCCAGATACGCTCCTAGTGAGCGCTGGGACGCCATAGAAGCTGGAGTGGCCCGAATTAGGTCTAATGAGACAGAAGAATACAAAGCGGCGCGAGAGCGCGATTACGCGCAAGCCAGAAAGAATCTAGGGCTATGACTATTGAGCAACACCAAACCTACTTTGAGGAAGTTAAAAAACTGGTATACGATCAAATTAATTACCTTAAAGGATTTAGGGGAAACAGTTTTTACGATCAAAATTCCAAGCCAAGCTTGAAGCCAAACATTGAGCCTGATGATGAAGAGCTAGCTGAGTTAGCTTATATTTCATTAGGTTTAGGTGAGCAGAGGTTTTTGCCATCCAGGAGATACGGATCACGATTATGAAATCAACACAAAAGCGCCAGATATTAACGCACTTAGAAAACGGCGGGAGCCTTACTACAATTGCGGCATTTAAACAATTTGGATGCACCAGATTGGCTGCACGGGTCTTAGACCTACGCCGCGATGGGCATCCAGTCAAATCAGAGCGAATCTCTATCAACGGTAAACACGTTGCGAAATATTCAATTTAACGACATGAAAAACGAAATAACACAACAAAAGGGCAATGCTTTACAGGAGCTTGCGGAGAGACTCGGCAGCAACTCAAAGAGGACCGCTGAAATACTTAAAGCTACGGCTTTTAAGAACTGCAAGAATGATGAACAGTTCGCCAGCCTCGTTATTGTAGCCAATACTTATGGACTAAACCCTTTATTAAAAGAGCTTTACGCTTTTCCTGGCAAGGGCGGGGAGATTGTCCCCATTGTCAGCATTGACGGATGGCTTCGGATCATTAACGACCATCCTGAGATGAATGGGATGAGCGAGGAGTGGGCTGAAGACGGTAGCTGGTGTGAGATCAAGATCCACCGGAAGGATCGCGAGCATCCGACTACTCATCGTGAATACTTGGAAGAAGTTAAGCGTAACACCGAACCTTGGAAACAGCACCCTCGCCGGATGCTTAAATGGAAGGCCATAATTCAATGTGGGCGCGTAGCCTTTGGATTTGGGGGAATTCACGATGAAGACGAGGGCCGCGACATCGCCGGTTTCCGTGACGTAACACCGGTCAAGCCGGTTACAAGAGTTCGTGAAATTGCGGTTGATCCTTTTGAGGACGTAGTCGAGACCGATATTGAGCCAGACACTGAGGATCTTTTTAGTCAGGAGGGATCGAAATGATCGTTCACGACGATATTAAACAAGGCTCGGAAGCTTGGGAGCAGATCAGGCTCGGGAGGGCTACGGCTTCACAGGCTAGCAATATCCTCACACCTACCGGTAAGCTATCAACAAGCCGTATTAAATTTGCTCGTAAGTTGGCGCGAGAATGCCGTGTGAGCGACCCTATGGTGTTCGCTGGGAACAAGTTCACTGACTGGGGTAACGACCATGAGAACGAGGCGCGGGAGCTGTTTGAGTCAATGATGGGATACCAAGTCACCGAGGTCGGGTTTGTTACCCGTGACGATAAGATTATCGGATGCAGCCCTGATGGATTGATTATGGATGAAGACGGGAAGTATAACATGGGGTTAGAGATCAAATGTCCTCAAGTTGATAAGCATACTGAGTATCTTATGGAAGGAGTGTTGCCAAAGGAATACAAGCTTCAAGTCCATTGGAGCATGGCTGTCACCGGCATTAAGACATGGTGGTTTATGAGCTATTTTCCTGAGACCAATCCTCTCATCATAAAGCTGCAAGCTGACGAGTTCACTGATCTTGTCTCACGCGCTCAAGATGATTTTATTCCAGAATATAAAGAGGTAGCTGAGCAGGTCAAGGAGGCTTTATTTGGAAAGGTGGTAATTCGATGACTATTGCAATGAAAAACCTAATTGAGTCAGAGAAATGGAGACGAGCAGGTGTTAATACTTTTTATCGCAAATCGCTAGTCCTAGCTACTGTCTGCCAGCCAGGTATTTCGACATATGATTTATCTAAAATATTCGGGACAACCCCCGATTCGATTAATACGGCCATTCGGGAACTTGGGAAAAAGAATTTGCTTAGAAAGGAAAAGGTTAAAGAGCCAAAAAGAACAGCGATCTATCCTACACCCTACGCTAAGGATCTAGCAAACATTATCGAAACAGTATGACACGCTACGCCAAACGGGTGGACGCCAATCACTCAGAAGTGGTTGCGGAGTTCAAGGAGCTTTTGCCCGAAGCTAGCGTATTTGATTTATCGGGCGCGGGAAGAGGTATTCCTGACATCCTTGTGGGCTTGAATGGTTTTAATTACCTGTTTGAGATCAAGGACGGCTCCAAGCCTCCCAGCGCCCGTAAATTAACTAAAGCTCAAAAGGAGCTGCACTTGAGCTGGCAAGGTCAAATATGCGTAATCCACAACGCCGGCCAGATGCTGGCAGAGATTGCGAAAACACAAAACACAAAATGATTAAGATTAATAAATGGTCTCAGCTATTTGAGAATGCTGACACAAGAAAGAGACAGAGACTTGGCTGGTTTTTATCCCCATCGGGCTGCGATTCTCGCGGCTACAGACGATTGATGAGGAAAGGCAAAGATGGAATAGTCGCGTTCGGGGTCTTCCAAGCACTTTGTCAGGTGATGGCGACCTACTCAAAAGAGACAAGAGCAAGCGGGGAGTTTCGTAATTCAGACGGCACTGGCATGGAGGTGGCAGACATCTGGGAGATAACCCGCATGGAAGTGGCAGATGACTGGCAGATTATTGAGACGCTAAAAGAGGTAGGCTGGATTTCGTTGATAACTCAACAATCTGCCACCTCCGTGCCACCTCCGTGCCACCTTCCTGCCACCTCTGTGCCAGATAATTCTGGGATTGTTAAAGGAGAAGGAGAAGGAGAAGGAGAAGGAAAAGGAGAAGTCTTTTGTCCACAAGTGGACGATAAACAGATTTTATCTCAATTATGGGAATTAGCTCCCAAACTATCCAGACAACGATCATCGAAGATGCAGGTTTGGGATGAATGGAAAAAAATCAAAAACCCAGATCGGCCTACTCTAGACGAGTTACTGGCCGCGATTGAAGCTTGGAAGCAGTGTGATCACTGGACTAAAGAGGATGGAGAATACCAGCAAGGTCTTCACCTTTGGATCAAAAGAATGAGATGGCAGGACTTGCCGGAAACATCAACAAATAACACGGAAGGAGACGGAATCTATGTCGTTGAATTATGAAGAAATCAATAAGTGGCTTGCTAAGTGGGGCTTTCCTGCTCGCCACATAGCAAACTTGATGAAAATGCACGGGGACGGGCTTAGTAAAGCTTTGCAGCTGGAGGAGCGAGTGATAGGCGGTGACTGCCTACTCATCCTCTGCGGTGATCGTGGCCCAGGTAAGACTCAAATCGCTACAAAGTGGGCTGCGATGGCTGCTAAGAAGGATAAAGGTAGTCGATATTTCAAGACTCATGATCTTTTGGAGACAATCAGGCAGCAGTTCGGGGATGACAGGCAGCAAAAAGGCTCGGCTCGTGACACGCTCCAGCAGGCTAAGAAGGTCTCACTGCTCATTCTAGACGAATGGAGCGAGCTGGCCGGCACTGATTGGGAGCAGAGGACGCTCACTAACCTTATTGACCATCGCTACGACAATCTTATGGCGACCGTGATCATCACAAATCACAAGCCAGCCGAGGCAGCGGCAGCGGTCGGAAGATCGATCTGGTCGAGAGCCGAGGAGACCGGTGGGGTAGTGAATTGCAACTGGAAATCTTACCGAAATAAATGAGCGATCAAGAGAACATCGATACCGCGACAGCTATTATTCATTGTATCTGCGATAAATACAGCTTGACTAGTAAAGAAATCTTAAGCAATACCAGAACTGACAGAATAGCACACCCAAGAATGATGGCGATGGCTTTGATACGACGGCACACAACATTCTCAACACCGAAGATAGCAGAGATTTTCAGAAAAAGAGACCACGGGACCGTCCTCCATGCCACTAAAAGGTTTGGACATATTAAAATTAATGAACTGACTCATGCCTAGACCAAGATTAACTGAAGATGAGATGCAGGTGTTAAAACGCCTGAGATCCGGCGGCGCAATGACAGCTCTCATGGAGGAGTGCAATGAGGCCGGCATATCGCCAAGCTCGGTTAAGCATTTCTGGTATAAATCAAAGAGGATTAGCCTTTTCTCCAAATCTGAGAACCTTAGCCTAGACGAGCTGTTTGAGCCGGTGCTGGCCGATCTCAGAAAATACTCGCCAAAGTTTAAAGCGTTAAAACGCAAGAAAATCAAAGATCCACACTGCTTGATACTTGATCCATCGGACATCCACGTTGGTAAGCTAGCTGTTGAGGAGGAGACGGGCAGCAACTATAACGTGAAGGAGGCCGTAGCTTGCGTAGATCGCGGGATCGATGACCTGCTACGAATGTCCCAAGGCTGGGAGATTGACCAGGTTTACATGGTGATCGGGAACGATTGCTTACATATCGACAGCCAGCGCCCAGTCACGACAGCCGGAACGCCTCAAGACATGGATGGTCTGTGGTGGCAGTCGTTTATCCAGTGTAAGGACTTGATGGTCAGGGCGATTGAGAGGCTGCTGCCTTACGCTAATGTCACGGTAATTCATTGCCCCAGTAATCACGATTACGTCGCGGGTTGGATGCTCGCTCAAACGCTTAAAGCATACTTTCGCAAAAGCAAAAACGTCACATTTGATATTTCGGTCAATCATCGTAAATACGTCAGATTCGGATCAAATATGCTCGGATTTAGCCACGGGGATGGAGCGAAACTGGCAGATACGCCATTGCTCATGGCCCAAGAAGAGCCAGAGATGTGGGCCGCGACTAAGCACCGCACTATTTATTTGCATCACCTGCATCACCGATCTGTAACTAAATGGCCCGGACCATGGCAGAGTGCCAAAGATTACATAGGAGTCACTGCCGAACATATTAGATCGCCATCCGGCACTGACTCGTGGCATCACAAGAAAGGATACGTGGGAGTCCCAAGGTGCGTTGAAGCCTTTATTCATCACAATTCTGATGGACAAGTTGCGCGATTAACTCATCATATTAAGAATGGATAGAGAGACTAGGGAGGCTTATGCTTCGTTAAAGCCCTGCGTTAAATGCGACGGATACCCCCGCTTCAGATATGACCCAGGCGCGACCTTTTCTTACTGTGTCAGAAATACTTCAGACTGCCCGTGTCTTGCGGCAGCGCCAGATTACGATCCGGCTGAATTAGCGAGACGAATTAATAACCAAAATAAAAAATGAGCGAAAGCATGAAACTAACAGGAAGCCTCCATTTACTGGGGGATACGCAGACATTTAACTCTGGATTCACTAAGCGTGAGTTTGTGGTTAAGGTGGATGACGGGAAATTTGACCAATTCATTAAATTAGAGCTGGTTAAAGATCGGATCAAGGAGCTTGATGAAGCTAAAGTTGGTGACGAGATCACCGCGCATTTCAACATTCGTGGCCGAGAGCATGACGGGAGGTTTTTCAATAACCTTGTCGCGTGGCGTATCGAAAGCGCCTCACCTGCCACAAACGATCCTGGCGAGGCTTACAAGGCCAAGGCAGCGGCACTAGACGCCAGCGCTGCTGATGGTGACGAGATCCCGTTTTAAATCCTAATTAGAAGAGAGACATGAGAACTTACATAATTGATTGGGGGAAAAATGCAAACGGAGCTAGGTATGCTTTAGTTCAAGCTAAATCACTAAGGCAAGCATGGTTAGATATTGATTGCACGATTGGAGAGCCTGAAAACATTAAGCCTCTTCGTATCCCGAAGTCTTGGATGGATATTCGATATTTAGAAATCGAAAGCCCAGAAGACCCTATTGAGGGAGGTCTTATAAAAGACCTTAACTTTTAAGCGTTATAAAAGTTGAACTAAACCCTGACGAGATCGCAATCTGTCAAATTTTAGGCAGAATGCGGTCTCTGATTGCTAGAAACTCAGGCGTTAAAGATGCCAAGGTTGGGACACAGGACGGCGCTAGCGCAGACGTTTTGGGTGTAATGGCAGAATACGCATTCGCGAAACGCTACAACACCTTCCCAGACCTTGGTTTAACACCTAGAAGCGGTAGCGCTGACGGTATCCTTAATGGTAAGCGGTATGATATTAAATCAACTACCTACAAAACTGGAAGGCTACTATCTACGCTGAAAGTTAATCCTGATGTTGATATTTATATTTTAGGAATAGTCGGGGACCTGGATGTTGACTTTATCGGGTGGGCATCAAAAGAGCAGCTAGTCCGTGAAGAAAACATCATTGATTTAGGCCACGGCCAAGGATACGCGCTTACTCAAGACAAGTTAACCTGGTTTTAAGTGGAAATAAAAAACTAAAAAAGTTTAAAATAGGTGTTGACGTTGGTTATCAGTGTGTCATTGTCCCCCTGACATGAGAACACTACCAATTGAAGTTGCCTTTATCGAATTAGCTAATCTAGAGAAGACCTTGGGCTACGCTAACCTCTGGGACAAAGTCTGCTATCACTCGCAGACAAAACTATGCTGGGTCACCCACAAGACTCAAAAGGAGACAATCTTGTATCTGGACGCAGATAAATACGGCCCGATCGTTGAGACACTTAACGAGACAGGCGATCTTGAAGAGCATATGTCAGTCTCACTGTAACCTTTAACAGACACATATATTATGAATTACGCTCAACAAGCACACAAGCCAGAATGGTATAAGGTCGATGATACCAAATTATACCACGCCGCAACGTCAGGCTCATCACCGTTCAATGAATGGTATGAGTTTAACAATAGGGCCGAATCAGTCGAGTTTCTTGCGGATCACTTCCCAGATGACAAATTTTGTTGGGTAGGTGGAGAGATTTGGGACATGGAAGACCTAACTTACGATGAGGTCTCTGAAGGATTTGTTTGCCCAGCAAAGGGACAACCTGCCGACATCCAAGAAATAATCGAAGCCACAAGCAAATTTTAATAATATGAATATCCAAGAGATCATCCAGTCAGCTATTTTCGTAGCCATTTTAATCCTCATGGCTTGGGCCGGAGGACAACCTTAAAAACACCTTGACGCTTTGTGAGAATTAGATACAACCTTTGCAGCAGCTTGCTGCTTTGTGTTTAATTCATATTAGTGTGTAACAACCGGTCTGAGTATTTAGTTGCTCAGGCCGGTTTTTTTGTTTATATTTAAAAGCATGGCAGGAGGGCGTCCAACAAAATACAAACCAGAGTTCTGCGAGATTGCGATAGAATGCGGCAAGCAAGGGATGGGAAAGGCTGAGATCGCGTCTAAGCTAGGAGTCGTAAGGGAGACGCTATGGGATTGGGGTAACAAAAAGCCTGAGTTTTCTAACGCCCTAAAAAGAGCTTACGAGGAGGGGCTGTCTTGGTGGGAACGTAAAGGGCGTGAGGCCACGTTTGGAGGGGTTGAGGGATTTAACTCTACCAGCTACATATTTCAGATGAAGAACCGTTTTAAGGAGGATTGGAGAGACAAACACGATCACTCTGTAGAGGTCTCCGGCGAGATTGAGATCGTTATTGGAGGAGAGGATGAGTGAGGTAACATTTGAAGAAGTTGAGAAGCTCGGACAGGTTGAGAGCTACCTAGAGGCTGAGGGCTTCCATAACATTACTTCGTTTGCTGAGATCACTGAAGGCGACAGGGTGATAGTGATGCTTGGTTCAGATACACCCAAAGAAGTAAACGTCTTCGGTATCTGCTGGAGCGCGGATCATTTTCAGAAACTTAGTGTTACAGAAATTAGAAACGATTTCATGACCGCATATGGCGACGAACAAGACTAGATTGACACTTAAACCTCGGAACTGGGTCAGGCCATACTTGCAACGCACAGAGGACAGAGCTTGTCTGGTGGTGCATCGAAGAGGCGGCAAGAGTTTTGGATGTTTGCAGGATCTCATCCTTAAATGCCACACCTACAAAAGGAAAGGCATGAAGTCTGCCCCTTTAAGGTATGCTTACTTCGCTCCTACTCAAGCGCAGGCCAAGAAGATTGCTTGGAGTTACCTTAAAACCTTTACGCATCAGATACCTGGCGTCATCAAGAATGAGTCAGAGCTATGGATTCGATTCCAGAACGGCTCCGAGATTGGCCTATATTCCGGTGAGGCTGTGGAGAGGTGCAGGGGACTCTACTTTGATGGTTGCATCATCGATGAGGCAGGGGATTTTAAGAGTGATGCGTGGGAAGCAGTCATTGAGCCGTGCTTGATTGATTACAAGGGGTGGGCCACGTTCGTTGGAACTCCCAAAGGAAAAAATCTTTTCTGGAGGATATATCAGCATTCGCTCAAAGATCCAGAATGGTTCTCTCTTTGCTTGAAGGCTTCTGATAGCGGCCTGATCCCGCCTGATCAGTTAGCTAGGATGAAGGCGACAAGAGACGCTAGTGTGTTTGAGCGAGAGTTTGAATGCTCTTTCTCATCTGACATACCTGGCACGATCTACGCCAAGGAAGTAGAGGATGCGCTGAGGCTAGGTCATGTTTGCGACTTTGAGCCTAACCGTGGGCCGGTATGGACGACCTGGGACATCGGATCGCCACAAAACACTGCTGTCATTTATTGGCAGATTGACGGCATGAGGAGAACGGTCATTGACTGCGACATATCAGCCGGAATGACGCTAGAGGACCGTGTAGGACATATGCAGGCTAAAGGATTTAGCTATGGCGGTCACCTACTGCCACATGACTCGGCAGCTAGACAGCCTAATGGTTTGACGTTCGCAGAGGAGCTAAGGAAGGCTGGCCTGTCAAACGTCCAGACAATCCCAAGGACACACGACAAGGAGCTACGCATTAACGCGACAAAGAAGGCATTCCCGAACATCTGGTTTAGAGACAAGCCAACTACGCATCTCAGGGACGCTTTAAGCCAGTTTCATTACAAGGAAGCTACCGATGGAACTGGATGGATCACAAACAAGATCTCTCACGGCTGGGAGTCTCACCCATCTGACGCATTCTCAATGCTCGCAGAGGCAGAGCTTCACGATATGCTGACCGATCAGCAGTCACACATTAAGCGCCGGCGTAGGCCACGCATCAATGCTGGGTCTGGATACTAAAGTGTCGCTTGCTTGATATTTAAAGATAGTTGACATATTTACGCAAAAAGCGTAATAAGCGCGTATGGGATTCCTTAGTCCAAAGCCTCCGCCTCCCCCGCCGCCCCCAGCATCACCAGACGTTGGCCGAACTGAAGCAAAGAAGATTGCCAAGCGTAAGCGGAAGCGGAGCATGAGTGAGTCTAGCTATGCTCAGTCAACTAAAGGCGGAGCGGTAAATCCAAACTACTCGACGGGATCTAAGACAGCTCAAGGCCAATGATTGACGAGAACGTAGACACTATTCTCAGAAAGGCAGAGTCACTTGAGAGTGAACTTAATGCCTTCAAGTCTCACTGGGATCTGACTGCGAAGTATTTTAAGCCTCAGCTTGATATATTTACGCAAACTCCCCAGTCGCCTGACGTTACCGGATTCTCTGGCCTGTATGACACTACTGGCATTGAGAGTCTAGATACCTACTCAAACGGCATGATCGCCGAGGTATTCTCGTCGAATGAGAAATGGATGATCTACACGCCCCAGGATGACCACGAGGTCGATGATGCGGGCCGGAAATGGTATAACAAATGTTCTGAGTTAGCCTTAACTGCTCTTGGTCGCAGTAACTTCTACCAGTCGATCAAGCCGGTCGTCACCGATATGGGATGTGGTGGCACTGGATCATTGTATGTTGAGCGAGGAAATAAGAAGCTACTCAAGTTTTGTTATGATCGATTAGGCACATTTGCCATTGAGAAGGATGGCGAGGGAGACATTCGGACCGAATACCGGTGGCTGACTATGACTGCCACGGAAATGGCAGATAAGTTTGGCGAGGATAATCTAGGCAAGAAGGCTAAGGCATCGCTAAATGAGATGAAGAAGGGCGGCGAGAAGACTCAGTTCACTGTGATCCATGCGTGTTTCCCTCGCAACAAGAACGGGATTGAATCCAAGAACAAGCCATTCGCCAGTATTTACGTCTGTAAAGAAGACAGAATGATTTTAGAAGAAGGTGGATATGATTACTATCCATTCGCTTCACCAAGAGCTGAGATCTGGAATGATTATAATTACGGTCTAGCTCCAGCCTCCAAGGCGCTACCGGCAATGAGAGAGCTAAACAAGCTCCGTAGAGATGTCCACGAGGGCGTAGCTTTACAGGTCAAGCCACCTTGGCTAGTGCCATCAGACTCAGTAGATGAGATCTCAACACGACCTAATGGCGTGACAGTCTTTGATGAGCGTAACGGGATGAAGCCCGAGCAGATGAGGGTCTACAACGACATCAACGCCGGCATGGTATTGATGGAGAACGTGACAGAGCAGGTCCGTGGATTCTTTCATGCTCAGCTATTTGAGGCCGTAGCTCAGAAGGACAAGCAGATGACGGCCAGAGAGGTCGCCAGTATTGAGAACGCTGCTCTTCGTCGATTCCTACCTAATTTCAACCAAATCACTACAGAGCTAACACCAATCTTCCAGAACGTGTTCCTACTTTTGTTCAATGAAGGAGCATTCCCAGACCCACCTGAGTCTGTAAAGCTTTACCCTGATGGCCCAATGAATGCCGGTATCGTGCCGCTTCCAAAGGTTGAGTTTACCTCGCGCATCGCTCTAGCGATAAGGATGATCGAAAACAACGCTATTGACCGCACTATTGAGCGGATTATGCCAATGATTCAGATCGCTCCAGAGCTTGCCGACAACTTTGACCTTGACCAGATGCTTAGAGATAGCGCCCGCAATGACGGTATTTCTGAGGATGTCATTAAGAATCTTCAAGAGGTAATCGAACAGCGCGAAGCCCGCGCAGCAGAGATGGCTCAACAACAGCAGATGATGATGGCTCAACAAGCCGCCAGCGCTGCCAAAGACGCCAGCCAGGTCGATCCTGAGAAGCTTCAAGGCATGATGCAATAATGGACAGACATACACATAACGGGAAGGTTGTTAAGACTCTCCTGTCTACTACAGAAGGGGACGCGCTGTTGGAATGGATGAAAGTAAAATTCCAGTTTAACCAGCCGGTGTTCAAAGCAGAAGACGATTACAACGAGACATCCGCAAAATTACGAGAAGGTGGCCGTCATGTAATCATAGAACTAGAGAACCTAAAACCAAGAAACCCAGATGATTGATTCAAGACTATTTAAACTAGTTAGCGACAAGTTCATTCGACAGACCGACATGAAAGAGATTGCTACGCTTGTAGATGGCGAGGTTACAGGTCTTCACCACAAGCAAGAGAAGTTCCGAGAGACTCTGGAAAGCCTGATCGGTGACGCATCACCAGTAGAGGTTGAGGTTTCTATTAAGCAGCCTAAAACAAAACGGTCTAAAAAGGATGCTCCAGCAGAATACTTTACTAAACGCATGGGCGGGAAGTCAGAGCAAGTAGTTGAGTGGAGACGCGAACACTGGAGTGCAAAACAATTTAAAGACGAATATGGCGATCTATTTACGGAAGAGAATCTATGAGACAATACGAATTGATTAGAAACGAAGAAGGAGGAGATGCTGGTGGCGGTGCTGCCGTAGCTGATCCTACAGAAGAATACGGCTCAGACCCATCAACCCCACCAACCTTTGACGCATCAGGAATGTTTGATGCAGATGGCAAGTTCCAAGAGATTGGAGACCGGTTTAAGAATGACAGCGTCGATGCTGACTACATTAACCGGAACTTTAAGGGCAAGAGTCCATCTGACCTAGCAAAGATGCTTAAGGATAACCAGACGGCAGCGCGAGCAAAGTCAGTCAGTTACCCAGGAGCAGACGCCAGCGATGAGGATTGGAGTCGATTCCGTGAAGCTGCCGGTGTGCCAGAGAGCGCAGACCAAGTCATGCCGGAAGACTTTGAAAGCTTCCAGAACGCTACCGGATGGACTGAAGAGGTGGCAACTCCAGTAGTTGATGCCCTAATCCAATCAGGAGCGCCAGGACCAGCAATTACTGCCGGACTAGCGGCTGTTCAAAAAGCAGCAGCAGCACAAGCCGAACAATGGCAAGCAGAGGCCCAAGAGCGACGAGAAGCCGGCAAACAGCAGCTTCTAGAAGCATTTGGAACTGAGACCGATGCACGCGTTAACGGAGCAACTATTGCAGCCGAAAAGCTTGGAATCCAAGCTGGACTAAGTCAGGAGCAGATTGAAGGCGTCAAGCAGGTAGTATCTCAGATTGATAGTCCAGAGCTTACTAGGATGTTTGCTCATCTAAGTGATGCAATCTCAGAGGCTTCCTACCGAGGTCCAGGTCAGACAGCTAAGGTTGATGATTTCCGAGGACCATCCGAGACAGCTCAGGCAATCATGGAAGATAGTCAGCACCCAATGCACGCTAAGTTCATGGCCGGCGACGATGCTGTCCACAAACACGTTGATACTTTACTAGCAAAAGCGAGAGATATTGCTTAACGAATTTCTAGGTGGTCTCTCTCTTCCCATCTAGCACCGAGCCTCCTCCTCTAAGTCATGTCAGAGGGGGAGGCTTTTTATTTGACTAAGTTGATATTTTAGCTTAGAAGGCTATTCATGACAGCTTACCTAGCTTGCTAGACCTGTCTATACAGCCCCAATTTGGCCGCCCTACATACGCCCCTCGCATGGCCTACCAGCATTAGCTGCCCCAATTTTAGAGGTTTCCGTTCACAGTCAGGCCTTCGTGAACCAAAACAAAAACCTAAACCTTAAAATATTATGCCAGTTAGTCCAACACTCGCGCTGATCGATCAGTATCAGCCTAAATTTGAAAGCCAGTGGCGTCGCCTTGCTCAGCAGGTCGATAGCCGTCTTAGCGGCGCTGTTAGCGTCAACTCCGGTTGTACCGGTGAAGTAAACTACCGCGACCAGATCAAGCCAATTGATGTTACGTCACTTGGTGGGCCAAACGCAAACCGCCTTGCAGCAACTGCGATCTCTGAAATCGAAACTCAGAAGCGTGCTAACTACCCTGAGAAGTTTCAGGCTGTTAAGCACTTTGATGAGTTTGATGAAGTATGGCTTGCAGATCAATCAAAGCCCACATCGCAAACCTTCCTTGAGTTTAAGGCAGGATTTAACCGCAAGATGGACGATCTTATTATTGCCGCCGCAACAGGAACCTCAAAAACAGGTGACAATGGCGCAGTAAGCACAACTCTTCCAACCGGCCAAGTTATTTCTGTCGATACTGGAGGATCTGGAGCTGGAATGAACCTTACAAAGATTCTTAATGCTAAACAGCTTATGGAGGAAAACGAGGTATTCGGTCAAGACATTGACGGTGATGACGCTTACCTTGTACTTAACGCCAAAGCCCTTCGCGGTCTTTATGATGAAGCTAAAATTACTTCTAGCGATTACGCCGGAGAATTATCAGCTCTCTTTAATGGAGAGATTGACCAATTCCTTGGTTTTAAATTCATCCGCACTGAGCGCCTTGCAGTTGCAAGCAATGTTCGCACCTGCTTTGCTTTTGTGAAGTCAGGTATAGCACTTGATATTTGGCAGAATCCTAAGTTCAAGCTTAGCGAGCGTAACGACTTTAATGACGCCGCCCAGCTTCGCGGAACTGCCGCAGCAGGAGCCACTCGCCTTGAGGAAATCAAGGTTGTAGAGATTCCTTGTGGCGAGTCCTAGTCCATAGCAACAACTAACAAGGGTCCGTCTGTCTTTCGGGGCGGGCGGGCCTTTCCTTTTTATGAGCAAGATCATTACTGACATCGACATCGCCAACCAAGCGCTTGGCTATTTGGGAGAGCAGACAATTGCAACAATGTCTGAAAACACCAAGGAGGCACGGCAGGTCTCGCTCCACTTTGACCAGACGCTCCGTGAGATCATGGAGAAGCACAGGTGGTCAGTAGGCCGGAAAAGAACTAGAATGACGCTATCCGGCGCAACACCAGATTTCGGGTGGTCTTACGCTCACATTATCCCAGAAGACTGCCTAAGAGTCTTGGATTTGTTTGAGCTTTCAGAAGAGACACCCACACTAAATCCAGTTCCAATTCGCAAGTTTGAGAAGGAGCCTGGTCTTATCCTTAGCAACATTAAGCATTGCGGCTTAGTTTACATCAAAGAGGTGATCTCATCAGATCTATCACCATTGCTTGTTAAATCTCTAGCAATCAAGCTGGCGTCAAAGCTAGCAATTCCCCTCGGTGAGTCCAGACTGGCCGGTGATTTATCTAATATGGCCGACAATGCCATTAAAGACGCATGGCTGAGCGATATAAGACAGTCACGATCAGGAGAAAACTCTGATTTCCTCCAAAGATCTGAAGAAAACCACGCCGAAAGCGGAAGATACAATGCCTGAGTTTTTGCAGTCTAACTTTAATGGTGAGTGGTCTCCGCTCATGCTTGGCCGTGTAGAGCTGTCACGATACGCTACATCGCTAAGAACGATGGAGAACTTTGCCCCGACCATACCTGGCGGCGCGAGAAAGCGACCTGGCACTGAATACATTGGCGAGGTCAGAGATTCATCAAAGAAAACACGGCTTGAAAGCTTCACGTTTTCTAATGAGCAATCTTATTTGCTAGAATTTAGCGATCTAAAATTACGGTTTTGGAGGAACGGGGTGTTATTAAGCGATGAAGAAGTTACTCCCTACACTGAGGATGAGGTGTTTAGCCTAAGAATGACATCGACAAACGACATTGTCTATATTGCTTCACCTAATCATGCTCCCTACAAGCTAACCAGAACATCTGACACTACGTTTGATTTTGCGCTGCTTGAGTTTAAGAACCAGCCGTTTGAAGACGAAAACCTTACAGATGTTACTATAAGCGCGTCTGCGACAACAGGAACAGGTATAACCTTAACGTCTTCCAGTAATTTATTTACTGATGACATGGATGATCCAAATGGCAGTCCAAATGCAAGCACGTTTAAAATTTCTCACTATGTTCCTAGGACTGTATTAGAAAGCTCTATTAATGAAACTAAAGTAGAAAAAACAACCCCAAACAAATTTAACAATCAAAATAACTATCAACCAAATGATGAGGTTTGGTTTGAAGTCAATTCAACAGTTTTCTATTACACTTGTCATACAGCATACACTCAAGGAACTTCAACTGAAGTAAACCCTATTAATTTAAATTCGCATTTTTCGACTGGTGTAGTTGCAGAGGTTTTAGGGACAACTTCTGATGTAATGAAGTTTTACATTGAGGGAGAGTGGTCGTTTAGAACAGAAGGTAACTGGGATGGAGAATGGGGCATTCAAGAGTCTGATGATGGGCTTCTTAATAATTGGATAACTAGATTCTCAATGGCGTCTTACAATGGTTCTGATAACTACGTAAGAGAAGGTGATGAGTCGGCCAATCCAATTTGGCTCCGTGTTGTATTGTTTAATACTGCTAGCGGAACAAACCATAGAGTGACGTGGACAACTGCTGATGTTGAAAAGTCAGGAGAAGTTACAATTACTGGTTACACTTCTCCGACACAAGTTACTGCCAATGTAAGCACAACTAGACCGCTTTATTCTACGGCAGCAACTAAACACTGGTCAGAAAATGAGTGGAATTATAGAAAAGGGTTTCCAAGTCAGGTGTTCTTTAAAAACAACCGGCTTTGCTTTGCTTCTACTAAGTTAGACAACCAAGCTATCTGGGGCAGTGAAGTAGATAAATGGGATAACTTTAAGCGTGGCATACAAGGAGACTCGCAGCCATTTAAAGACGTTCTAAGGACCGGCAACCAAGATCCGATACAATGGGTATCCGAGCAGTCAAAGACGCTTCTAGGGCTATCCTCGCAGATAAGAAACCTAACCGGTGAAGACGGGTCGTCTATTCTAGCGCCAGGTAAGAACAGCTCGGCAAGACAAGCCGGTCGCGGCGCTGCTAACCTTGAGCCGGTAGAGGTTGATGACTTTACATTCTACGTCCAGCTAGGAGGCAGGATCATCAGAGGTCTCACAAACGATTATGAGCGGGGCGTTTACGCTGCTGCTGATATGACTAGAGAGGCTGAACACGTAACAAAAGGTGGCGTCAAGCAGATGGCGTTTCAGCTAAACCGTGTTTCTACGCTCTACGCCGTCACAGGAGAGGGTATTGCTGCCTGCCTAGTGTTTGATCCAGAAGTGGAGAAAATGGGCTGGTATCGCCTTAAAACGCAAGGAGGGACAATTGAGTCAGTTGCTATCCTTCCGGCTACCGGAGAAGAGGACGAGGTTTACTTTGTAGTGAAAAGAACCATTAATGGAAGCACCAAGCGCTACATTGAAAGGCTAAAGAACGATCAAATCAGAATACAAGATGATGGCCTGCAAGACGATATGTTTTATGTCGATTGCGGCACTACGATTACCGGCACTAATATCACAACAGTTACAGGCTTGAATCACCTAGAGGGCAAGGAAATACAGGTTCTTGGAAATGGTGATTACTTAGGCAAATTCACAGTAGCCAGTAATTCAATTACAATACCCGCTAGCGACAAGGTGACCTATGGCTTGCCTATTGAGGCCAAGCTGTGGCCAATGCCGTTAGAGGGCATTACAGCGTCAGGAACGACCTCTGGAGACAAGAAGCGCGTCAAAGAAATTACGATTGACGTTATGAACTCGCTCGGAATCCAGACAAAAGACTCACCAGATGACACTAAGGAGCCTACAGATCTTACTCCAAGACAGTCTGATGCAGACCTTGGATCATCGCCGGCACTCTACAGCGGCAAGCTAGAAGTCAGAAATACTCTGCCAAGATCGTTTGATGGTAATGTTTTTTACCAATCAGATATTCCTTTTGGCGTATTTATCCGTAATATCATCACCAAATGGGAGAAGACCAGCTAACCTTGAAACCTTACTTTCCAGAACACTATCCATTGCTGTGCGAATGGTGGGACTCACACGGCTCTCTCAGGGCCGGCAGGTCTGATTTAGAGTCTGGCATAGGATTGGTGGCAGAAAGCGATTCTAGGCCCGTTGGTGCGTGTTTCTTGTATGTTACAGGAGCGCTTGGGTTTATTGAGGCTATGGTTATTAGCCCTGACTCGACTGTGGCTAAGTCTAGAAAGATTGCTGACACTTTATTTAAGGAGCTGCACAAAATAGCTAAGGCAGAAGGCGTCAACAAGCTAATCGCTTTTGTTCAGTCTAAAGGCATGGTCAGGGAGTGTTCCCGCTCAGGTTTTACACAAGTCGGGCCACCTATGGCGCAAATGGTTCAAACAATATAAAGAAATGGCAATTCCTTTACAAATAGCAAGCACCGTAATGAAAGCAGGTGCATCAATTCAACAGGGGCAGATGGCAATGCAGTCTGCTAGGTATAATGCAAAAGTCATTGGGCGACAGGCTGAGCAAGAGGCAGAGGCTTCGCTAGAAAGCATGGCTCGTAAAAGAACCGAAAACGAAAGAGCGTTATCATCGATCAAGCTCCGTATGCAGGAGTCTGGCCTTGATACGACTCAGGGATCTAGCGCGGATTACTTTGATGAGGCCACCTCAAGACTTGAGTTACAGATTTTAGACGAAGCCAGACAGTCAAATTTTAGAGATAGGGCAAGGCGAAACGAAGCTCAGATGCAGATTTATCAAGGCAAAGTAGCAAGAGCTAACGCGCAAGCTACAGCAATGGGTCAACTCATAGGAGGAGCAGCCAAAATCTCCGGCAAAATGAAAGACATAAAGGACGCAACTCCAGGAGAAAAATATTAAGTTATGCCACAATTACCAAATTTAACAGGGCCAGCAGTGCCTCCAGAGCAAGCGGCAGGCATCAGAGTTGGAGTCCCTTCTAATTCTGGCCTGCAAGCAATAGCGCAAGCTGTCGGATCGGTAGGCGAGGAGATGCACAATGCCAAGATGGAGATCTTGCAGAAACAAAACGAAATTGACGTTTTTCGAACCGAAAGCGATTACGGCGCTTACATGGAGTCTGAGCGGCAAAAGCTTAATTTTAATAATCCTGCTAGCTGGGACGATCAGCTAACAAAAGCGTCAAATTCATTTAAAGACTCTCTAGCATCTAAAAACTTATCTGCTGATGCAATGAGTTCTCTCAACACAAGGCTTATGGCATACGAGCAAAAGATTATGAGGGGCGCACAAAGAGACGCTCGTCTTGCTCAAGTTCAAATTATATCTGGAGAGTTCAAAAACCGGCAAGACTCTTACCTTAAAAACAGGGACTATGAAGGGGCTATAGAGAACCTTAAAGAGTCAGCATATAGTCTAAAAATGCAAGGTCACGAAGTGGAAAGTCGTGTATCCAAAATCAGAGAACAACAAACCTTGGATGCATTGCAAGATGCTGCATACGATGGGAATGTTGCCGCATTTGAAAAAGAAATACCTGGTATTTCAAAGGCTCAACAAAGAGCATTAAAATCAACAGCGGAAAGCGCTTTAGGTAAAAAGAAAAGAAACCAATCTATTGCTGCAATGGATGGTATTTATGCTAATTCTATTAACACAAAAGAAGATCTTCTTCGCGTAGCTCCAGACCTAGGCGCGGCGCAAACAGCAAAGCTTCTTGGTGTTATTGAGGGTAGAGACAGCGATGAAAGAAAGAAAATTATTGCTACTCCAGAATACCAAAACCAATTAATTGGAAATGTTTCTGCACTTATTAGGGACTATGATCCAAACAAAGGAGATTCTGATACTAATTTTATCAACATATTAGAGCTGTCAGAGCAAATTCAAAGCAGTCACTACAAAGAACATTTGCAAAAACAAATTGAGGATATTCGTGATCAGGTCGAAGATAAGATTAAAACTAGAGATGATTTTGCATTTAACGAGTTTGATGAAATAGCAAAACAAAATGAGTTCTTTTTGGGTATGCCGGAAGAACCAATAGGCAAAGCGCTTGGAACTTATTTAGAAGAGGGAATACTTGAAGATCCAGTAAGACTTAATTCTTTTGGTTTTAAAAATGAACACGCGCAAGCAATAGCTAAAGCAGCAAAAGAAGAGCAAAAAGCCAAAATGGATGAAGATGAAACTTATAAAGGCCCATCTTCTGTTGATTTGTTTCGTAGGTATTACAGTAGTGGCGAAAAAGCTGTTGAGGATTTCAGTCTTAAAGAAAGAAAAGTTCTTGAAGCTATTTTCCAATACAAAGGCCCAACTACTATGATTGTAGATCCTCCAGAAAAACAAAAATACGAAAGAGAGCTTAGTGAATTTGAAAAACAAAAAGCAATTGCTTATGGATCTTATAAGTCCGATCTTGCTAAATGGCTAAGACTTAACCCTGATGCATCGATTGAAAAAACTTCTGAGTTTATAAAAAGCCTTAATGTTGATATTAAAGCACGTTCTAAATCAAAAAGCAATTTAGTGCCAGCTCGTCCAAAGTAAAAAATTTTAATAGGCAATACAAATAATCTAAAAACATGGAACCTGACTATCAAGGACAGCCAATAACAACTCCTGACGCGCCTCCATTTGTGCCAGGTGTAACAGATCAAAGGTATGCTCCAGAAAGAGAGGAGCCTATTGAGCCTATTACAGTTCCTGATGACCCTCCGTATGTTGAAGGAATTACAGATAAAAGATATGCTCCAGAATTTAAAGGAATTACAGATCAAGGGCTTGCTCCAAAAGTTCAAGAAGTTTCGGAATTCGTAGAAAAAGCCAGCGCCCCTTCTGGAATATCTACTCCTGATCTTTATTATTTAGGTGCAGACGACATTGCCAATAATGGATTATCTCAGATTGAAAGTGAAAAGCTTGTTGCTCAAAACAATTGGGTAAGAGAGTCTTTAGGTAATATAGAAAGCGCTGTTCTGGATTACGAAAACTTTTTACCAGAATCAACTAAGCCAGTTAAAAACCGAGCATTAATTAGAGCCACTATGGAGGCAGAGCTTGGGTATGATCCTCCAACAATTTTTGAATACAAAACAAGTAGAAATCAAGCTTACAAGAAATTGTTTGGTAAAGATCTTTCTGAAGACTTGGGAGATCCTGAGCAAGCTTTTGTAAACTCTTTAACTAATAGAGCTGTAATCAAAAAAGAGGATTTTGAGTTTTATGAAAAAGTAGATCGTCAGGCAACTCTTTCAGCAATACTTGGAGATGGGTTAATAGAGCTACAGTTTGGCGAATCTGTAAAAGATGATCCTGCTTTTATTCGTCAAAAAGACAAAGCAATTAAGCGTTGGGCAGAAACACAAGAAGCAATTAGCGATCAATATGGGGACATAATCCCAAAGCTTCGCACAACATTTCGCCAAATGCAATCTGGGGATGAATGGATTACTCAGGCTGGTTCTGTAGCTAAAACTTTAAATGAAGAAGATAAAACAAAATTTCTTCAAGTTCTTAGAGATTTAGCAGTAACATACCCAACTGAAGAGCTAGAGAGCGGCTTTAAAAAACTTGGTTTAAATTTAAAGAAATCGGGAAGAGGTGTGTCTGGCGCTATTGATGCCGCTATTGTAGGAACAGGAGATATAGTAAGAGAAGGCGGTACTGTTTCTTTGGCAGATTTATTTGGGGGCGGCGAGTGGTATGCTAAAGAACAAGAAAGAAAAGCCGCTGATGCAAAATGGGCTGCTGCTTATCGCAAAGAACAAGATTTCGTTGCAGATGTTCGCAGAATATTTGAAGAAGATTATGATCCTATTAGACCTTTGGCAGAAAAAGGATCTACGTTAAGAGCTGTTGAAGAAGGTGTTTATGCAATACCTGGAGCTGTTACTACTACAGCAATGGCGTTTGTGCCAATTGTGGGAATGACTGCCACATATGGAACTATTAGAGAATTTGAAAGGCAGAAATATCGTGGTCGATTAATTGCAAATGGCGTTCCTAGAGAAAAAGCTGCTGAAATAGCAGAGGCTTTATCTACTGTTTCTGCCGCCCCTCAAGTTTTGCTTGAAAAACTGCAAGCAAATATAGTTGGAGGTAAATCTCCAATATTCTCAAAAGTATTAGGAAAAGTTGACGGCTTATTAAAAACTAAAGCTACAAGGTTTACGGGCAGATTTTTAGCAGCAAGTTTGGGCGAGACTACTATTGAGTTAATGCAGGAGCTTACTTCTGAAACTGTTCAAGATCTTGCAAGCGAGCTGCAAAAAGAAATTCCTGACATTGAATGGAAGAACGGAAAAGATGGATACTTTGATGGTTATTTTAACAAAACCATTACAACATTTGTAGCCGTTGCCCCATTGTCATTTATACCGGCAGCAAGAGGGTTGTCTGCTGATAATAGAGCCGCAGCTATTAAGACGACTTCACCTATTGTTAGAAAAGCTTGGGGGTTTAAACCAAAAGATAATGCCGCTATTGATGAAGCTAAAACTCCAGGCGAAACAACAAATGCGGTAGAAAACGCTTTAAAAAATCGTGATCCACAATCAGAAAGCGCAAAGGAAGCAACTAAAGAGTTAGAACAAAAACTTAAAAAAGAACAAGAAGCTTTAAAGAAATTAGAAGATTCTGGAGTTATTCCTAGCGTTAGAACTTCTAAAGATAATAAAGGTTTTGAGGTTTATGACGAGCAAACTGATGCGGTTATTTCTTATGCTGACACAGCCACTGAAGCAACCGAGGCTGTTCTTGATACAATAGGAATGCGAGAAAACGCAACTCAAGACGTTATTGACGAAATGAGTTCTCTTATTGAAGCCGCAAAACAAGTTTCGGAAGATACTGGAGTAACTCAAGAGATTTCTCCTACGCAAATTGTAACTCCCGAAATGGCAAATAAAATCTTTCCTGAGTCAGCTAGGAGGATAGCAGAAGAATCTAAGTTAATTGAAGTTGCGGAAGGAGGTACTGGCGCTGTAACTGAAGCTGTTTTTAATCCTCAGCAAATTGTTACAGGTGTAGCAATACCTAAAGGAATACAGGGCAGAATTGAAGATGTAACAAAACTTTATGGTGGATCTAATATTTTTACACTTATTCACGAAAGATCTCATCATGTAAGGAGAGAGTTAATTGCGCGAGGAGAGCTTAGTGAAGAAAAGCAAATTTCATTTTTCAGAAAGCTTAATGCTGAATTAAAAGGTAGAAAAACTAAAACAGGGCAATCTGTAGAGTTTAAAGGTATTGACGGAGATACTGTTACGGAGACAGCCTTAGATGAAGCGTGGGCGCATTTTGCAGAAATTGCAATTTTGCGAACAAGAAACGGCAAAAAATCAAAGCTTAGAAGCTTGTTAAACAAAAACCTTTCCGCAATGGTTAGAGCTAATGTTCCAGGCGCTCGTCAGTTTAAAGCGTTCATTAGAGCGATGAAGGACTTTTTTGCTTTAGACCTTACTAGAGCAGTAATTTTACAAAAAGCTGTAAGAGACGGCAAGCTTGACGCAGCAGAAATGCAAGAGTTTGAAGCAATGGTTTTGGGAGAAACCCTGCAAGAGCAACACGAAGAACAAGTCTTACAGTCTAGGGAAGAATTAATTCAGCAAGAAGGCCCATCGTTTTCTTTAGCAAAAGATATTAAGCCTTACAAAGATAGAGATGGAGACGAGCAAGGAGAGCCTCTTACTGAAACAGAAATCAAAGAAGGTATTGAAGATGAGCCTGGGACTTTAGCCGATGTTGAGATCGATGATGATAAATTTAGCGATAGCCAAGCTGGAGAAGTGTCTTTTTCTATTGCGGGAAAAGCACCAATAATTACAAAGAGCTTATTAAAAGGGAAAAAGAAGTTTGTTTACTTTTCAGACAGAACAAGAGTTGGTGTTTATACTGGCTTAGATCCAAAAAGCGGAATCAAAATTGATCTTCAAGGTGGTCCAAAGTATCCTTTTATTAAAGGACACGGAAAAGCAAAAGCTGGATGGGCTTTTACTACTGAAGGTATGTTTACTAGATTTGCAAAAAGAGTAGCATCTACTGACGGGATTGGGCTTGTTACTCTTTATTCAAAAGAAAACCTTAGAGCTAATCCGACTTTTCTAAAAGCTTACGTTGAAGAGGTAAAATGGGCAATTGAAGACGGGTCTCTTAATGAGGCAGATTTTCTTGAAGTAACAAATAACTTGCGAGAAGCTACGGTAAACTCAAAGAAGTTTAAAGAAAACTCGGAGTGGGCATCTTTGTTTCAAAAGGAATGGAAAACGGTAAGCGATTTTTCTATTGCTATGGAAACAGCGACCTTTGAAATTAGGTCTGGAATGTTTTTTGCTTACAACGCTAAGAAAGTTGGTGAAAATAAAGGCTCAAAAATTGGAGGTGATAAACTTGTAGCAAGAGGGTTTCCAAACATTTCTAAAATGGTAGATCTTTTTACTGATCCTGATCTTGATCAATTAGAGACTGGAACTATTGTTTCTGCTGTTCAGTTTGAACCTAATCAAAAATCATCTTCAAAAGCTGAAGAAATTGGAGCTGAAAACCATCTTAGTTATCCTGTTGTAATTAAAGGCAAAGGGTTAGGTTTTTTTAAAAAGCCTATTCATCTTAGGAAAGTATTACCTGTTAAAGCAGGAAAAACTGAGAGAAATATGATGCGGTCTGCTGAAACAAGCATGGGATCGGCATCTTTCTCCCTTGGTCGATCCGAGGTAACTCCGACAGCCATCACCCAAACTTTTCCAACTAAGGATGGTGGGGTTGTTGGCCCAGCTTCGTTTTCAATCTCGGCTTTCCACGGGACACCGCACAAGGTAGACGAGTTTAGCACTGAGCAGATCGGCACGGGAGAGGGCGCTCAGGCTTACGGGTATGGGCTTTACTTTGCTGAGAGTGAGGATGTGGCGCAGAGGTATAGGGACGACTTGACCGATACCGGATTTGCGAAAAGAAGGCTCAAAAAAGCGGGGGGCGATATTGATGTGGCTCTTACTGAGGCAAGGGAAAGAGCTAGCAAATATAGAAAGGGGGGCGCGGATGCCTATGCTAGTGCCATTGAGCAGGACATCAGGTTTCTTGAAAAATACAAAGAGTCTGGAGAGTGGGCTTCCGGCTCCCTCTACACCGTAGAGCTAAACGTCGAGCAGGACGAGCTTCTTGATTGGAATAAGCCGATGAGTGAGCAAAGTGAGTCAATAAGGTCTAAGATGCTAACCATATTACAAGGAGATGCGTCAATGTTTCTGGATGTGAGGGAAGCCGCTAATCGATTAGAAAAAGGTGAATACTTGGACGGTAGGCAAGCTTACAACCAACTTCAATCAACTATAGGGTCAAAAAGAGCCTCCGAAGCCCTTGTCGCAGCAGGAATCAAAGGCATCCGCTACCTTGATGGAGCTAGTAGAGCAGACGGAGAAGGCACATCTAACTACGTCATTTTTAACGATGCTGATATTACGATCACTGAAGAGAACGGAAATCCGGTTAACCTTTCATCCCCTAGTTTTTCTATAGCGTCTGATAAGATGGCTACCAGTCTTGTGACTGACGTAACTAAACGCATTAAAGATCCAGAGGCTCGCGCTGAAATGTTCCAGCGTATTCTTAATAAAATAACGGGCATTAAAAGAGACGTGAAATCTCTTACAGGCAGTGATATTAATGACATTAATCGCCGGTCAAAAATAGAAGCTCTTGAAGAAGAAAAAGAAGACCTAAAAGAAATTCAAGTTGAAGTAAGTGAGGTTTCAAAAGACCAAGTAGATGAAATAAAAGTTGAGCTTGGTGCAATTGATCAAGCCTTTGAGACTGACGTTGAAAAGCTAAAAGAGCAACACGAAAACAAAGTGGCTAAAATCGGGGAAGATATTGTCGCTAAATATAACCACAGGATTGAAGCAGCTAAAGGCAGTGCAAAAAAAGCTCTTGTGAAAGAAGCTAAGGCCACTCAATCAGAAAGATTAAAGGCTGAGCGAAAAAGATTTTCTGACGAAAAGAAGTTAGCTAAATCAAAGATTGCAACTGAAAAAGCTAAGCTAGAATCTCAGTTAAAAACTGCTGATTTTGAGGTTAAAAGGCAACAGGCTGCTAGAGAGTTTGAAGTATCTAAAGAAATAACTAAGCTAGAAGCTCAGATTTCTGATCTTAAAGCAAAAAGCAAAGTGTCCGACATTAGAGACTCGTTAGTAGCCCTTGATGCTATTGTTGTTTCTTTACCTGTAGAATTAAGAGGAAAAATTGGAGGGTTTACTCAGATCTCTAAACTAAATACCGAAGAAAAACGAATTGAGTTTCTCCTAAAAAGAATGGAGAAAGTTGATGCTGTAGTTGAGGCCTGGATAAAAGGCGAATACCAGAAACAGATAAAGAAATTATTTGATCGCGCTAAGCCTAAAAAGGACAGCAAAGGAATTCTTAAATCTAAGATCGCGGCAGAATACGCTGACCGCGCAATGGAGATTGAAAAGTTGTCTAAAATGTCAGCCGAGGAACTTGGCAAAAAGACAGACGCTATTCAAAAAGAAATGGAGGGAGAAGTTGATCCAGAAACAATGGACCAGCTTGTAAATGATTTGGTTGAGTTTTTATCTTTTGGAAATATTAAAGGGATGAATGCTATGGCCCTTGATGGGTTTTATAGAAACCTCAATGCTGTAGTTGAAACCGGAAAAACTCTAAAAGAAATTGCTGATGCTGAGTTTAAAGAAGAAGCAGAAGAGGTTAAAGCAATTGTAAATAATGATGTTACAGGCGGCAAAGGGAAAATGCTTTCTAGTGAGGCTAAGCTTAGAAAAAAAGAAAGACAAAAATCCGTTGTTCCTTTATCAAAAATTGGAGCTGAAAATATAGAGATTAGAGGATTGTCTGATTTTCATAGAAAGAATATTTCTTTCGAATGGTTGATGAACAACCTTTCTAGAGAAAACAAAGAAGTAGGAACATTAGCTAGCGAAACTCACAAGCGCTTATCGACAATGGTTCATGTTAGCACGCATAATGAAAAAAATGCTAACGGACAAATGCAAAGAAGATACCAAGATTTTCTTTCTTCAGTTTTTAAAGGGAAAAAAGGACTTTCTTTATCAAATGCGATTTATGAATCGTTAATGGAAGAGCAGGAAAAAACAGGAGTAATTCGCATTGATTACCAAGGCAAGGGGGCGTTTGAGAAAAAGAAACTTCGCGTCTCTAATATAGAGGCCGTCTTAAGTGGGGAAACTACAATAGAGACCCTTGGGTTAACTAAATCGGAGTGGGAGTCAGCAAAAGCTAAATATGATGAAATTAAACAATCATTAATAGAAAAATCTGAAAGCTCTAGACAGACAAAACAAGAAGCAGAAAACAAAAAAGCCAAAAAAGCAGAAAGAGAACCTAAAAAGATTGAGAGTGATCCTGTATCCCTAAAAGGAAATAAGCCCATTGAATATAAATCCGCAAATGTCGGAACTCCAGATAATTTAACTTTATCACAAGCTCAGGCCATTAACCTAACAATGCTTTTTAGACAAGAAGGATTGCGTGATTCAATGATTCACGAAGGCTATACTGAAGATACAATGAAACAGATGGAGGAGTTTTTGACTCCTGAGTCTATTGAGATACGAGATTGGCTTACTAATGAATACGAAGAAAACTACAATGTAGTTAATGAGGTCTTTAAGAAAGCTAATGGAATCTCATTGCCTAAAACTGATTTTTATTCTCCTGCAAGAAGAATAGCTGAAGGAAAAGTAAAAGACATGGATATTGATAGTTATGGCAGTAAAGCCATGAGCGTTACTCCTACTTTCACCATTTCCAGAACAACAAATTTTGCACAAGTTGATCAGTCAGCAGATGCTATATCCATCTATATGGAACACATGGTTCAAACAAACCATTATATTTCGTGGGCTGAAACAGTTAAAATGCTAAGAACGGTGTTTAATGATAAATCTGTTAAACAAAACGTAAAAGATTACGCTGGCTCTTCTTTGTTAAGTGCTATCAATGAAAGATTAGAGTGGTTTGCAGATGGCGGAAACAGAAAAGCTACGCACTTAAGATGGGTCGATAAACTTAGACTTGCCCACACTTATTCTTCATTGTCTTACAACTGGGGCGTTGGAATTAAGCAGCTAACTTCACTTCCAGCGTATGCGTTCGATATGTCTTTTAAAGATTTTGCTAAATACCAATTTAAATTCCTTAAAAATCCCATCGCCAACTTTAACGAAATGCTTAAAGAACAGTATGTTCAGACTCGTTTTAAAGAAGGTTATGAAAGAGATGTTATTGACGGTCTTAAAAATGAAAAAGGATTAATTGTAAAAGGGCTTCAATTTGGAATGCTTACTGGCAAAATTGGAGATATTATACCAGTTATCGCAGGTGGTTGGATGGCTAAACAGAGGTCTTATGATATGTCTATTAAAGAAGGTCTTAGTGAGCAAGAAGCAAGAGCTAAAGCCAAAATAGACTTTGAAATGATTACAGATCGCGCTCAGCAAGCTGGAGATTTAAAAGATCTCTCATCACTACAAGGAGGAGGCTCATTGTTCAAAATGTTTACAATGTATAAAACAAGCCCAAGACAATACTATTCTAATTTATACGAATCATTTTTAGACGCCAAAGCAGGAAAAAAGGGATCTAAAAAGGAATTTGGCAGGAGGCTAGCAATTGGACAGGTAATATTGCCTTTAATGTTTCAGTTTGCTAGCGACGCGCTAAGAAGTTTTGTTGATGACGATGAAGATTTTGAAGCAGAAAATTATTTACGAGCGGTTCTTATGGGTCCGTTAAACGGGTTATTTATTGCAGGAGATTTTGCTGAGCTAGGGTTTAGTTCAATTGCAGGAACAAGAATCTGGGACGAAAAAATACCAATTTTAGACGGTTTAACAAAAGCCGTAAGAGGACTGTCTGATATTATAAACGGAGAGTTTATTGAAGGTGTTGATGAAGTTGCTGTAGGAATTGGAAAAACTATGCCTTCAGCTCCTACATATTACCATGTAATCAGAAGGGAGCTAAAAAGATTCGGAATTGGTGATTAGTAACCTTATCAAACTTTTAAACCTTGAAAGTCAACGAAACAACATTTATTAACAGCTATGCCAGTAACTGAGCAATATACTCCTATTTCCGCAACTGGGACGGGTTTAGCAAATCAGGTAATTCCCGTTCCGGCTATTTGGTTTGGGCAATCAACTGTGATTGTTGAAGTTGCAGGCAATAGTATAGGGTGGAATAAAGTATCTACAGGTGTTGAGCTGACTTCTACAGTAGCGTCAGGTGCAGCAATTTCCGTATATCGGGAGACATCGCTTACCCAAAATAAAGACTTTCAGACAGCCGGACGTATGCCAGCCACTGAGGTTGCAGAAGGCTTTGATAGGCAAATCCTTATTAATCAAGAGGTTAAGGACAGATCTACGTTTTTACCTCCTAATACGACTACTCAAAACAAGATAAACACAACTGTTGGTTTTGATGCAAATGGAGATCCTATTTTAAGATCTGCTACCCAAGAGTCTACTCATTTAAATATTCCTACCTTGAGTCAAGTGCAGGGTTTTGCGAACACTGCTGAACAACAAGCTGGATATGCAAACCAAGAGCGTGTACTTGCTGAAGCTGCGGCAGTATCGGCTCAATCAGCTACACAAAACGTAGCGGGTGCTGTTACCCCTAAAGATTACGGAGCGTTTGGCGATGGAGCTTCACACCCTGCTAGCGGCTCATACTCCACGCTGGCGCTAGCTCAAGCGGTGTATCCGCGATGTGTTAACATCAGTGAAGAGCTTGACGGTTTAGCGATCCAGAAGGCTTGTGACACTGGTGGTCGGGTCTTTATTGCTGACGGGACTTACAAAATATCAACTACTATTGAACTAAAAACTCAAGGGCAAATCATTGAAGGAGAAAGCTCAACAAGCACAATTTTGCAATGGGTTCAAGATGTTAATGGATTTGAAATTGAAGACAATCCTAACGAAAGCAATACAACTAACTTCCCAACAAGCTCTTCTACAAGCTCTTCTTGGGGTCAAATTAGAACATTGTTAATTTATGGGCCTGCAAATTCTACTAAAAAAGGCATCACTAACACTGAAGATCCAAATTCAACTCTTTGGGTTGGTGAAGGGTGGAGGTATGACTTCCTTACTGTTCTTGGTTGGCATACGGGGATATATTCATCAAGCGCGGCTAGATTAAATGGTCGTTCAATTAACATTAAAAGTTGCAGCGCAGTTGGATTACACCTTTCTAATGGCAGTTCTGCCACAAATAACTGTCACGTTTTTTACGGTGTTTCTATGTCGTCTTGTGATATTGGAATTAAATTACAATCTGTTCGATCTGCTTGGATTCAACTTCAAGACACAACAGGAAACCGTGTTGATGTTAGCGCAAATGCTTCTCTAGCGCATATTGAAGGTGGACAGGCCGAAAGCTACACTGAAAGATTTTTAATTGCTGAGAATTCTTCCCGCATGACTGTTTCTAATGTTAACATTCTTGCTTCGACAACAATTATTCCTATCACTGTAAATGGTAATTCATCTGTTAAGATTGTAAATTGCCAAAACGTGCAAGCTGGGAATCAGAAGGAAATTGCTGAAATTTTAGATACTAACTCAACAGTATTTGGAACTGCTCATCTTCATCTTTCGGGAGCAGCGCCTGGCACCTCTCCAACTTCTAGAGTTAGAATATCTCAAGGTGATTCTAATACAGCTAATGATGATTCGGTATTTCTTTGCCCGATACCCTGGAGACTAGGAACTAGCCTTCTTCCATCAGACTCAAATCATCGTGGGGCTTTACATTGGCGTGGTGCAGTTCCTTTTAATAACCTTAATAACGATGATTTGCAGGGCGTTATTGAAATGGGAGGAAATTATGTCCGCGCTGACGCATTTAAACGAAATACATTTTCAGTTAATGTTACATCAGGTGGTTATGGTCCACAGGGATTTGAGGATGTTATTTTAATGGATAACACGGGAGTCAGAACCGTAACTTTAAGAGCTACAAATTCAGCTTATTATCGTGCTTCAACAAACATGAGGGTGTTTACAATTATAGATTCGGCTGGCACTGCTCAGACTTCAAGTATTACTATTAGCGCTAGTGGATCAGATACGATTAATGGAAGCACTAATGATTATGTCATTAACTCTCAATATGGATCAGTCAAAATTGGAACTACTGGAGATGGTAAATGGTTTATCCTCCCCTAATATCTAACTAAACAAAACTATGAAAAAGCAAATCCTTGGAATTATTCGCCACCTTCTAACCTTTGGAGGGGGCTATCTTGTTGCTCAAGAATGGCTTAGTGCTGACCTTATGCCTGAGCTTATTGGAGCAATTATGACAATCATCGGCGGCGTTTGGTCAATGAAAGCGCCTGAGAAAAAATCTTAACCATAAATAAAAATGACAATTACATTCCCAGATACCAATCCTGACATTATTAAGATTGAGCGGGGCCGCACATACTATGTGTCTGCTAACGCTGGAGATCTTACGATTAAAAGGAAGGCTTTGAATGGCTCATATATTGAAGTTGAAGGATCGCCAGTAACGAACGGTCAGGAAAAGTTCCTGCTTACGTTTTCCTCTGACGATACCTTGGAGATTACTCCTTCTGCAACTAATACAGAGCTAGTCTTAGAAAAGAAAGAATGAAGCTCCAGAGGCCAGACCCAGGTATTGATGCTGCTAAGTCCGGTCTTCACGGCAAAGCTGGCATTTTCTTTAACGCCGGATTGCTTTCAAAAGGTGGAGGATTTAATCCATTAGACCTTGATCCTTATTTGCTTTTTGACGCTCGCACGTCGATGATAGGCACGCTGGAGAATCCAACGCTAGACCTAGACCCAAGCAAGCAAGACACGCTTGATGTTATTACGGCTACAAGGGCTGGCGTGGCGACTTATACGGATTTTAACGGTCTCATAGCGACAGCCAGTCCCAACACGGTGCGCGTTGACCAGACACAGGGAGCCGAGTTGACTCCGACGAAGTTTCAG